AAAGCTTGCTAAAAATAATCAAAATTCAATAGGGGGAGGTAAAAATGGAAAAAACTGCTGACTTACGGCTTATAAGTGGAAAAACCGAAGAAAAAGAAGAAAAAAAGAAAGCTAGTCGAATACCATCTGAATTACCTATATGCCCTAGTGAGTTATGTGAGCGTGCAAAGACGGAGTGGCGGTATATAACACCTATCCTGTTTGACTATGGGCTTATAAACAAGCTAGACAGGGCGGTACTATCTGAATATTGTTCAGCGTATGCCTTATGGATAGAAATGCAAGAAAAAATAGCAAATACAGACAATGTTATATTTGTTACCGATAATGGTTACAAGCAACAGATCCCCGAGGTAGGAATAATGAACAAAGCAGCGGACCGAATGATAAAGGCTTGCGATAAATTGGGATTAACACCCTATTCAAGAAAAGATGTTCAACTAGGCGGTGAAAGTGACGATGGAGAAGATATACTCGATTGACCAGTCTAGGATTGACAGGGTAGTAAAATACGCTAGGCACTTAAAGCACACAAAGGGCAGATGGAAAGGCAAACCATTTGAGCTTATGGACTGGGAATATAAAATAGTTCACGATGTGTTTGGAACTGTAGACCAGAACGGACTCAGGAAGTATAGAACGGTTTACATAGAAATACCGAAGAAGAACGGTAAAAGTCCATTTGGTTCAATGTTAGCATCGTATTTATTTGCGGCGGATGGCGAACCGTCACCCGAAGTTTACAGCTGTGCAGTAGACAAAGAACAGGCAGGAATTGTTTATAATTATGTTGCAGGAATGACGAGACAATATCCTGCACTTAAGAAAAGACTTAAATACGTTGATAGTCAAAAGTTCATCCGTAACAACTCAAATGATGGTACTTTCAAATCAGTATCAGCGGACGTTCCAAGCAAACACGGAATAACACCAAGTGCTATCATCTTTGATGAGCTACACGCACAACCAACACGTGATTTCCATGATGTAATGACAACAGGTGTTTTTGCAGCGAGGGAACAACCTCTGTTAATTTATATAACAACTGCAGGTATGGATATTGATAGAACATCTATATGTTGGGAAGTTAGAGAGCGAGCAAAGAAAGTATTAGCAGGTGAAAGCCAAGAAGATGACTTCTATGCAGCCATTTACGGACTGGGTGAAGATAAAGACTGGGAAAATCCCGATTATTGGAAAGATGAGGATAATTGGTACGATGCCAACCCATCCTTGGGCGAAACAATCAAAATAGAGGACATGAGAGCTGATTTTCGCAAAACTATAGGCAATATGGCAATGGAAGAAGCTTTTAAGCAGTTAAGGCTTAATATTTGGGTAAATCAACGATCTATTACATGGCTACCCATTCAAACATGGGATTTAGGCAATAAACCGATAGATTACGAGTTGTTAAAGGGTAAAAAGTGCTATGGTGGGCTTGACCTCTCGTCAACAACAGATTTAAGCGCATTTGTGCTATTATTTCCCGAAGTTGGCGAAAATAAAGAAGATGTGGTGCTGTGTTGGTTTTGGATACCAGAAGAGAATATGTTTGAGCGCATTAAAAAGGACAAAGTGCCTTACAATGAATGGGTAAGAGACAAGTTAATTACAGCGACATCCGGCAATGTAGTCGACCAAGATTACATTGAAGATGAAATAGTAAAACTTTCTAAAATATATAACATTCAAGAAGTGGGCTATGATGACTGGAACGCCACTAATGTTGTTACTCATTTAGAAAATAAAAACATAAACATGATAAAAGTGCCACAAAGCATGAAACAGCTTTCGCAATATTGCAAAGAGTTGGAGCGAATGATATTAGCGGAGAAAATAATACATGGAGGGCATAAAGTTCTTAGATGGAATTTTAGAAATATATTAGTCAAGACAGACCCGAACGAAAATATAAAGCTAGTCAAGGCTGGCAGAAACGCACGTATAGACGGCATAGATGCCTTAGTAAATGCTATACACAGAAAAAGTGCCAACTGGCAATCAAAGAAAGGCGTATACTATGGTGGAATATCAAGTATTGAGGTTTAAAGATGCAAATACCAATAATCAGTAAATTATTAGAAAAAAGGTCAACAGCAAATTATGTATCTCAATGGTTGCATGGCATGGACTTATCAGACTTTAGCATATCAGCGGATGAAGCGGTGCAACTATCAACAGTATATAGATGTATTTCACTTTTAGCAGAGAACACGGCGAGCATGCCATTGCCGATATACGAAGATACGGCACAGGGCAGAGTAAAAGTAAGGGATGCACAGGCGTACAGAATTTTAAACTTAGAGCCTAACCCATTATCAACGCCGTTTGACTTCCGGGAAGCTATGATGTGGCAAGCGTGTTTGTATGGTTCAGCTTATGCAGAAAAAGTTAGGAATAGCGCAGGGGAGACGGTAGAACTATGGTTAATACCTAGTAAGAGAGTAAAGCCTATTCTGGGGAATGGAACTATTACCTATGAGGTCAATATGCCTGATGGGAAAACGGTAATATATCCGCAAGATAAAATGTTTAGAATAAACTGGACAACTGACAACGGCTTAACAGGATTAAGACCTTTGGCATTGTTTAGAAAAGTGTTTGAGCTTGCAGTCAATACTGACCATTACGCAAACTCATACTTTAAAAACGGCGGTGCGCCTAGCGGTGTTGTAACTCACAACATAGATGACACTAATCAACAAAAACAGATGAAAGCCGATTTCAAAAAAGCTTACACAGGAAAAAACGGAGCGCATAGAGTTATATTCTTGCAAGAGGGAATGACCTACACAGCAATATCATCTCCGCCCAACCAGTCACAAATGGTTGAGAGCCGTAAGTTTAACGTAATTGAAATATGTAGGCTTTATAACGTGCAACCACACAAAGTATTTGAGATGGAAAATACGATAAAGTCAAATATAGAGCAATCTAGCCGTGATTTTATCGATACTACTCTACTACCATGGGCGGTACGGTGGCAACAGTCAGTATATAGGGATTTATTCACTAAAGACCAAAAAAGACGATATTATGCAGAGATGACTTTTGAAGCACTGTTAAGGGGTGATGTTCAAACTAGGTACGCAGCTTATGCGGTAGGTAGGCAATGGGGGTGGTTATCCGCTAATGATGTTAGAACACGTGAGAACATGGCATTGATAGAGGGCGGTGATTTATACCTAACACCAATGAACATGCTGGATAGTTCAGATATAAGCGGAGAGCAACAAACGCAACCTGTAGAGTCTAAGAGCCTTACACGACATGATGTGCCAAAGGTAGAAACTAGAGCAGACACAAAAGCACAACAAATCAAGTGCGCAAAGGCTAGAGCTAAATTAGCATCAAGGCATAGACCTGTTTTTGAAAATGCAGGGGCTAAGATAAGTAAGCGACAAGCTAATGAAGTTAGAAAAGCATCAAGGAAATATTTAGGAAACGGACAGACACAGCAATTTCTTGAATGGCTAACTGACTATTTTGAGACTGCTAAAAGTTGGATAAGCAGAGACATCAAAGCCGAAGCGTTAACACTTGCCAATGCCATAAGCGATTTAGCAGTATCACAGGTTGACGGTGAGGAATTAAAAGAAGAAGATATACAAAAAATCATTGATAATTACTCTGATAACTTTAGCCAACGAAATGCAAACAGCAAAGCTGCACAACTCAAAAAAATAGTTGATGACAATATACAAGAAGAAAACCTAAAAGAATTAATTGACGAGCGTGCAAACGAGTGGGAAGAAAAAGACCCTAATAAAATATCTAAAAACGAAACAGTCTTTATAGCTTCAATGATAGCAAGGGAAGTATTTAGGTATAACGGTTATCAAAAATTAGTATTTATAAACACAAGCGGAAAATCATGCCCGTTTTGTTCACAACTTGACGGTAAGGTAGTTGGAATAAATGAGCCGATAATACCAAAGGGCGAAAGCATACTAGCGGATGACGGAAGTAACATGAGAGTATACGGCACGAAGATGCACACACCAATACATCAAGGATGCCAATGCGACATAGCACCAGAATAAGGAGCAACAACATGAAAAAAGAAACAAGAGTACTAACCACAGATTTTGAAGTTAGAGAAGAAGATAATAAGTCAATCATTGAGGGTTATGCCTCCGGCTATGGCAATTGGTATAGTTGTGGGTGGTATTATGAGAAAATTCAAGAAGGTGCTTTTGATGAAGCATTACCGAAGAGTGATATAAGGGCGTTATTCAATCATGATCCTAATTTAATACTAGGACGTAAGAAAGCTAATACTTTGATGGTAGATGCAGATGATAAAGGGCTAAGATACATAGTGTATCCGCCTGACACTACATACGCCAAAGATTTGCT